GAGCAGATCGCCAACCAGATCAATCCACCCGTCGTAAGCCCTGCGCTTCCTTGGGGTGCATAATGGAAATCGAACTTAAACTGACCGTCGATGAGATCAACGCCGTCCTTCAGACGTTGGGCAACCTGCCCACGTCGTCGGGCGCGTTTCCGCTTCTCATGAAGATCAAAGAACAAGCGGAGGGCCAACTTCCGCAAGAACAGACTGCGGAATAGGTCTTAGTCGATGGACATGAACTTCGGGTTTGATACGCTTCTAACTTTAATTGCTGGCGTCTTTGGCCTTATTGGCGTGTGGACGCAGTTGAGCAATCGTCTCGCAATTCTAGAAACGAAGCTGGATTACGGCGAAGAAAAGTTCAATGCCATCGACAAGAAGTTCGACGAGGTGATGATGCACCTCCGCCGGATTGAAGACAAGTTGGATCATAAGGCTGATCGGTAGTGAAGTGGTTTCTACTACCCCTCGCGGCCTTGGCCCTCATGGGCTGCGAAGATCGCTACCGCTATGATTGCCAAGACCCGGAGAACTGGCAGGAGGAAATCTGCAAGAAGCCCAAGTGCGTTGCTATGGGCTATTGCACAGAGTGGTTAATTGATACGGGTGAAGAGAGTGTCGAAGAAGGTTAAATACTGGTCGCCAGAGGAACTGCTGCGGTTCATCGTCGGCGTCGTTCTGTCGTTCACGCTGATGTTCATCGTGGCGACAGTGCTGTATTCGCTGATATTTGTATCGCAGCCGATGGAGGGTCAGTCCCCCAACGACGCGGAGTTTTTTAAGCTGATCAACCCGATAGCGACGTTTATCGTAGGTGCATTGGCAGGGCTTATGGCGGGGCAGGGCAGCGGCTCGATCAAGCCCAAGAAGCCAGATGAAGGAGAATGTGATGAACTTCCTCAATAGTTTTGAAAGCAAGCATGACGGCGTGAACGACACCGTTGAGTTTGTTATCCGCGTGGCCATCGTCACGCTGTCGGCGGTTATCCTTGTTGTCGTGCTGACACTGGCCGTCGGTCTGTTTGTTCCCAACGACGTTGTAGATAGCACGGCCATCCTTGAGATGATTAACCCTGCGTTCCAGACAATCATCGGTGCGTTTGTCGGTCTGCTGGGCGGTCTGAGCCTCAACGCCAATGCGCGTGACAAAGAGCCGGAAGCGCCTGCACCTGAGCCAGAAGCCGCACCTGAGCCAGAAGCAACCAAGCCGTACAGCGATCCAAACGGCACTGTCTTTATTGATGAGCCTGAAGACGATGACGACGATATGGAACCGTGGGAAAAGTATCGCAACGACCTACGCTATGACGCCAACGGCGACGGCGTGGTTGACGCAGACGACTTCCCTGATTGGCGGAGGGCCGGGCAATGAGCCTAGTTAATCTTCAACAAAAGATCGGAGTAACAGCAGATGGCGCATTCGGTCCGGGTACTTTTAAGAAAGCTGCGGCTTTTTATAAACTATCACCTAATCGTGCTGCACATTTCTTCGCTCAAACTGCGCATGAAAGCGGCGGCTTCAAAGCGTTCTCGGAGAATTTAAACTATGGCGCAAAAGGACTTCGCAGCATTTTTAGGAAGTATTTCCCTACTGATGCAATGGCTAAAGCGTATGAACGCCAGCCAAAAAAGATTGCTAATCGGGTATATGCAAATCGCATGGGCAACGGTGATGAAGCGTCTGGGGATGGCTGGAAGTACCGTGGACGTGGCGCTCTCCAACTTACTGGCAAAGCAAATTACCAAGCTTTCGCAGACTACATCGGACGACCCGAAGTTGTAAACGACCCTGACCTTGTGGCAGGTGAACTCTGCTTCGAGAGCGCCTTGTGGTTCTTCGACCGCAATAAGCTGTGGTCCATCTGCGACCAAGGCATCAACGACACAGCCATTCTTGCCCTGACAAAGCGGATCAATGGTGGAACGCACGGCCTCGATGACCGTAAACTGAAGACCAAGAAGTACGCAAAATGGCTTTAATCCCTAAGCCAATTTTGCTGTATGCCCTAGGGGGCGCACTTATTATTGGTGCGGCTTCTGGGTATAAAGTCCGAGATTGGCAGTGTGATGCCGCATACGCAAAGGCGCTGGAAAAGGCGCAAAAGCAACGCCAACAAATGCAAGGAAAGATAGATGAGGTTTCTACGCTTTACCAAGCCGAACGAGATAAAGCCGATGTCGTGGTCGCCGGAGAGCGAGAGACGATCCGCGAGATATACAAGACTTTGCCTGCTGTCTCTGCTGACTGCGCTCCTGATCCTCGCATTGTCGGGCTGCTCGAAGGCGGTATCAATCGCGCCAATGCCGCAGCCGCCAGCGAACCTAGCAAGTAATTGTCCGCCTCTCCCAAATCCTCCTTCCGTTCTGACCGATCCAGAGCGTGCTATTTGGGAAGTTGATATAATTGCAAAATATGGTGATTGCGCGTTGCGTCACCGCCGAACTATAGAAGCATGGGAAGAGGCTGTAAAAATCCCAAATAAGTGATATAAGAACTTTAGTCTTTACGCACAGGTAATTAAATGGCGCTTATTCCTATCAGTATCCCGCCGGGTGTCTACCGCAACGGAACCGAACTTGACAGTTCCGGCCGGTGGTATGACGTGAACCTTGTGCGCTGGGTCGAGGGGATGATGCGTCCCGTTGGCGGGTGGCAGGAACGAACCACTACCGCTCTTACCGGCAAAGCCCGTGGCATGATCGCTTGGCGGTCTAACAACAGCACGCGCTATATCAGCGTCGGCACGCATTCCAAACTCTACGCCATCACACAGTCCAGCGTTATCGTGGACATCACGCCGACTGGGTTTACACCCGGCAACGCCAACGCATCTGTCGGCGGTGGCTACGGCGTTGGCCTCTACAGCGCAGGCTACTACGGCACGCCGCGCCCCGACGTTGGCGTTGTAACGCCAGCTACGACATGGACGCTCGACACATGGGGCGAGTATCTCGTCGGCTGTTCAAACTTTGACGGCAAGATTTACGAGTGGCAGTTAGACACGACAACGCCGACAAAGGCCGTTGCCGTAACGAACGCGCCGACATCTAACACGGGCGTTCTCGTCACGAACGAACGCTCGATGTTTGCGCTCGGTGCGTCTGGCAATCCGCGCAAGATTGCATGGTCTGATCTTGAAGACAACACGGTCTGGACGCCTGCATCGACGAACCTTGCTGGTAGCCTAGAGCTACAAACAGGTGGCAAAATTATCACAGCCAAGCGTGTTCGTGGTCAGGTTCTTGTTCTCACGGACATTGACGCGCATATCGTTTCTTACGTTGGCCAGCCATTTGTATATACATCTGAGTTTGCGGGCCGTGCTTGCGGTCTTGCGGGGCCGAACGCTATTGCTGTTCAGGATAACTTCGCGGTCTGGATGGGTTCGCGTGGCTTCTACATGTATGACGGCTACGTCAAATCTGTGCCGTGCGAAGTGTCAGACTATGTGTTCTCCGACATCAACCAAGCGCAGATCAGCAAGGCCTACGCCGTCAACAACTCGCAGTTCGATGAAGTGTGGTTTTTCTATCCGTCCGCGTCAAGCCAAGAGAATAACCGCTATGTGATCTGGAACTACGCCCAGAACAACTGGTCCATCGGCCAGCTTGGCCGTTCTGCCGGGATTGACCGTGGCGTGTTCGCCAACCCATTGATGGTGTCTGATGACGGCTACATCTACGACCACGAGATCGGCATGAACCACGGATCGGAAAGTGTGTACGCCGAGACAGGGCCCGTGCAGATTGGACAAGGCGACAACATCTTGTATATTAACGAGATGATCCCAGACGAACGCAATCAGGGCGAAGTCACTGCGACCTTCTCCTCTCGCTACTATCCTAATGATGTGAAGCAAACCTTCGGCCCATACAGCTTGACGAACCCAACGTCCGTCCGCTTCAACGGCCGACAAATTCAGATGAAGGTAACGGCCGTCAACAACTCTGATTGGCGGATCGGGACGCAGCGCCTCAACGCAATACCGGGCGGGCGTCGATGAAACTCAAACTACCGCCAGCACCGGCCGACTATAACTTTCAATATGAAGCCCAGCGCAATCGTCTTATTGAGAGTTTTGCGCAGGGCGCTTACGTCAAGGGTGAGGATGTCGGTATCTATGCGCCAGCAAAATTGATATACGAAGGGTTCTACGGCCAGTTTAAGAAAACTACTAGCGTAAGCCCTGCTGCTGCGAATACGGCCTATACGATTACATTTGATACAACGGAAGATAGCAACGGCGTTTCCGTTGGTTCTCCTGCATCTCGGATTGTCGTAACAGAAGACGGCCTATATAATTTTTCGGCCCATTTTACAATTCTGTCCAACAACAGTAGTGCAAAAACAACATGGTTTTGGTTCAGGAAAAACGGAACTAATGTTGCGGCGAGTGCGTTCCTGACAACAAGCGACATCAATGGCGGGCACATGGCTTCAGGCAGGGACCACTTCTTTTCCTTAGTTGCTGGCGATTACATTGAACTGATGTGGGCCGCTGATAGTACGAACCTTGAACTTCATGCCTCTGCCGCAACGGCATTCGCGCCATCTGGGCCATCTTGCCTTTTGTCTGTGATGCAAGTGCAGTAGTAAGGGGCTGTCAATCGGTTTATTTTTGTGTTAATAACGAACGATTAGGCGGTCAGTCCGCTTGGGGATTATAATGGCGACAACTACAACCACTGCACAGGCACTCAATCCTTTCATTCAGGATATTCTGGCGCGTAACTATGGAGCCGCGCAGCAAGTCGCGGCTATCCCTTATCAGGCATATCAAGGGCCGCGTGTTGCAGGCTTCCGCCCCGCTGAAGAGCAGGCGTTCCAGACCGCGATCAACGCTGCAACCCAGCAAGTTGGGATGCCGCAACTTCAGCAAGCCACCCAAGTTGCTGAGCGTGCAGCCGGATATACGCCACAGCAGTTTCAGCAAGATGTCTCTGGCTTCATGTCGCCGTTCCAGACCAACGTCATCGACGCCACGATGGCTCGATTGGCGCAGAACCGCGCCGAGCGTGACGCAGCAACGAAGGCTCAGATGGCCGCGTCGCGTGCATTCGGTAACGAACGCCGTGGTGTTTACGAAGCGCAGCTTGCAGGCCAAGAAGATTTGAATACGGCTCAAACGCTGGCGAACCTGTATAATCAGGGATACACGCAAGCCGCTGGGTTTGCACAGGGTCTGCCGGGTCAGCAGCTTGCGGGTGCGCAAGCCTTGTCTGGCTTTGGCCAACAGGCGCTGGGCAATCAGCAGGCGTATGCAGCGATGCTTCAGGGTACGGGCCAAGCGCAGCGCGGCATGGCTCAGCAGAACCTCGATCTGGCCTATAAGGATTTCCTCGAACAGCGCGGCTTCCCGCAGCAGCAGCTTCAGACTTTGCTCATGGGTTCGCAGGGTCTTCCATCGCCAATGACGCAAACGACAACCCAGCCGGGCCAGTCAACGCTCGGCCAAGTTGGAACGGCTGCGTCCACGATTGGTACTCTCCTCAGTCTATTTGGAAAAGGTGGTTAATTAGATGGCTACCCCGATGGAAATCCTGATGCAGTCAGTCATTCCAAACCGCACCCCTCCGGGTGGCGCGGCGGTGGCTCCTCGCATTATGCCCGCTATGGCTCCGCAAGCTATCGCGCCAATGGCCGCTTCAGCCGAGCCTCAGCTTTCGCCAACGGCAAAGTACATTCAAGATATGCAGGCTCTCATGAGCGGCGGTATCGGCAGGCTATCAACTGGCGAAAAAATAACTGCGCTCGGCCAAGTGCTTCAGGCCGCAGGTAGCCGTGGCGCTGCTGATCCGTCTGCTGTTCTCCAGAATGTTCGCAATCAACAAATGGAAAAGCTGAACGCGCAACTTAAAATTGCACAGTTGCAACAGTCGGCGCAGCAAGAAGCGCAGCAGCGCGCATTCGTTAAGCAGTACGCCTCGGCGTTGCCAGAGGAAAAGCGCGGCGTTCTTGAGAATGCTGATCCGGCAGAGGCATTTAAGATTGTGCAGGAAGAAGCGTTCCGACAGAAGCAAGTGTTTAACCGTGACCGCGACCCCGCAACAGGCAATATCCGACTGACATTTAACGATGGCTCATTTGTCATTACAGACCAGAAGATGCCGCCCAAGACACGCGAGATTGATGCGGGTGACGCTGTAGAAATTTATAACGAAGATACAAACGAACTTATTATGTCAGTACCGAAGCGCATGAACGCATACCAGCGCGAGAGCCTCGGTCTACGCCGTCAAGAAATGGCAAGGGCCGATGCGCGGGCGCGTGAAGGTGGTGGCGGCAGTGGCGGGACCTTCTCGTTGCAACGCACAGAGGATGGCCGTATCATTGGGATCAACACAAAGAACCCTCGTATTCAAATTGACACTGGCCAAAGAGCGCCAGCACCCGCCAATCCTTATGGTTTTGCCGGTGTTTTACCACCTGCAACCGGCAAGCCCGTTTTTGTTACAAAAAAGTAGGATTTTAAATGGCTGAAGTGAAGCCAAAAGGCGCACCAGTATTTCTGGAAATTCCTGCCACTGGGGAGACGATTACGCTCCCCGGTGTAACGTCGCTTAGCAATGATGACGAACTTAAAGCTGCGGCCGATGCTTGGATTGCAAAGAATTATAAAGGCCCCATACTTGCAGCGCCCAATATCGTGCGTGCGCCAGCAGTACCTTTTGATCAAGTACAAGGCGTTGCACCGGCCGAAGAAATTAGAGTTACTGCTAACCGGCAACCGGAACTAACCGCGTATACCCCGACTACAATTACGGGAGGCCTCTACGACAAACTTGCCTCCGGTGTTGCGACTGTAGCTGATCTGCTTCCCGGTTTCGATGAACGCGACGCGGCCCTGTACGGCCAAGATGTAGTCCGAAATCTCAAAACCTTTACCGAAGGTCTACTCGGCGTTGAAGAAACCGAACGTGCTATCGGTGACGTTTTAGTAGGTCGCGGAACAGGTACGGATTATTTAATCGCGGGGGCTACCGCTCTTCCGTTTGTGGCTAAACCACTTCAGGCCGTTGCCACTCGTGTCGCGCCAGCATTTAACGCGGCTGCCAGCCGCTTTACTACTGGCCCCGGCGCGGTTGCGGAGGAAGTTGCGGCTGCGGTTCCGGAAACTGCGCTCACCCCAGAGATGGCCGCAGTTGCCACGCCTGTCGCGCCCGCCCCTGTTGTGCCTCGTACTCGTATGTCCGAAGAACAGGGCGCAGCGGGTATCGAAGCGTTAGGCGGGAAGGGCCAGACGCGGCCTATTGCTACGCAAGAAGTGACAGATAAAGTTCTGCGCTTTGAGACTGACTACCTCAAAGAGACGGGCCTAACCCGCCCAGAAAAACTTCCGCTTAAAGACTTCTTCTTCATGCACTTCAACGCGGGTACACTTCCTATGGAGCGTACCCTTGAACTTGCGAAGCAGGCCGGGATTGATCCTGAAGATTTAACGGACTTCGTGGCTGGTTCGCAGCAAACGGCAACCGAAGCGGCGCGTGTTCTTCGCGCCCGCATGGTGATGAGTAGGTATATCCCGAAAGAAGCGGCGGATGTCGCGCAAGCTGGCGTGAAAACGCCGGACGAACTTAGCTTGTGGAAGCGCACGACCGACGCAACGCGTGGCCTCATGGTTTCACAGCTTGCTACGACCATGCGCAATACATGGGGTTCCCTTGTGCGCCTACCAATCGACATGGCTACTTCACTCACATCGACCGCAATCAACGCAGCTACAAACCCATTTCGGAACGACCCGGTTGGGACGCGTGCGATGGATGCGTTTGCTGTTCTTACTGATCGGTTCCAACCCGCACGCAATAAGCAGTTCTACGAACAGCTTCGCACATACTACCCAAAGGTTGTCAAAGACTTAAACGCCACATACGCGGCGGATGTTGCAGGTGGTGTGGCTAAAGACAAATTCGGTAAAGTCGAGAAAGTCGTCAACACCCTTAACTTGGTGAACCGAGTTACCGAAACAACAACACGCAACATGATGTTCCCGGTTTATCTACGTCGAGAATTAACTCGTCGCGGAATGAGCATCGACGATATTGTAGACACGCAACGTCTCGACGAAATTCCGCAAGACGCCATCGACGCGGCGCTTCGGGAGACGATGGACTTTACCTACGGGGCCGCGCCAAAAACTGATCACGCTATGGGTAAAGTTGCGGATGGTTTTATTCGTACAGTCGAAGCACTTGGCCCCGCAGGTGTGACGATTGCGCCGTTCCCCCGCTTTATGGTTTCCGCCATACGTTTTCAGGCCGAGTATAACCCACTGGGTGTAGCGCGTCTTCTGTCAAAAAAGAACCGCGATGCGATGATGGCCGGTGATCCTGAAGTTTTGTCCAAGGCTATCGTCGGCACTGGCTTGATTGGCGCGGCGTATCTGTTCCGCGACAGCGATGCAGCCGGTGAAAAGTGGAGCGAAGCCAAGTTGCCGGATGGTCGCGTCGTGGACATGAAGGCCTATTTTCCGCTCCCGCAGTACCTTCTTGTTGCGGATATTTTGAAGCGGTACAACGACGGCAAACTAAACGGCCAAACGCTTGACCAAGCAATCGACGCTAAAGAAATTTTTCAAGCGGTAACCGGCTCTCAGTTCCGAGCGGGTACTGGCCTGTATGTTATTGATGAGTTCATCAAAGACCTTACCGACGCAGGCTCGGACCCCAAAAAATATCTAGATATTATCGGTAAGTTTGCCGCTGATTACGGCTCGGCCATCTTCACGCCGATGCAAGGGCTTAAAGATTTCTACGCCCAATACAATCCAGAAGAGGCCGTCTACCGAGATACAAAGGGCAGCTTCCTCGGAACCCTGACCAGATCAATTCCGGGTGCACAACGGGCGCTTGATATTCCTGAAGGGGAAAGCCCGACACGCGAAGGTCCGATGACCACAGAGGACCCAGCACTGCGTCAGCTTCTCGGCGTTACAATCCGCCCAGCTAAGAACATTGTCGAGAGCGAGTTGGATCGTCTGGGTATTGCGCCCTATAAAATGGGGTCAAACACCGGCGATGTTGACACCGACCGCCTTGTTAACCGCGAACTAGGTATCATCGCCGAGCGCGGGATCGCACCGTTGTTGCGGTCTCCTGAGTATCAAAACCTCGATAATGTTGGCAAGTCCGCAGCGATAAAAGAACTTTATTCCAAAGCGCGTGAGGCTGCCAACGCTAAGTTCAACGCGGAAAACCCGGAACTTGCTCTACTCAAGCGATACAAATCCATGAAACGCGAAGAGAAAATCATGCTCACCCGCGAATTTCAATCTCGCACGGGCATGGGCGCGCCAGAACTTCTTCGCCAGTTAAGCAAGGCCCCTCTTATGAAGAGCCAAGAACAGTACGACGCGCTTCCTGTCGGCGCTCAGTTCACCGATCCCGGCGACTATAAGGTCTATACGAAAGGCGAGTAATGGCCAAGAAGAGTGGTGTCAAAGATATGTCATGGCGGCCGCAGCCAAAGTCTAAGCGTCGCCACAAACCCGACGGGCTTCGCCATCGTAAGTCTTTGGGGCCACGCAGTCACTTGCGAACTAGCTTCTAATACTATACACATCGCCCATGAAAATATGGGGACTTGATCCGGGCGCGTTCGGAGCAATAGCTATTCTGGATAAGGATAGCCGAGAACTTGTCATCATCGACATGCCTACTCTAAAGGTCAAGCGCGGGCCGCGTGTCGTCAATCAGGTTGACGCACACATGCTGGCCGATGCGCTTCGCCCACATGTAACCGGAAACGAAAAGGCTCTACTTGAGAAAACGTGGGCTATGCCGGGGCAAGGGGTTTCCTCGACCTACGCGTTTGGCAGGGCCGGTGGTATCGTCGAAGGTGTCCTTGCTGGCCTGTCTGTATCTTTTGAGTTGATACCGCCTGCGACTTGGATTAAGTCTATGCGCACGTTCGGAGGGAAGGACGGCAGTCGTCAGCGGGCACAAGAGTTGTTCCCGGATTACGCTCATCTCTTCGCACGCAAAAAGGATGACGGCCGGGCCGAAGCTGCGCTTCTCGCCTGCTACGCCGCCGAGAGGGAAGACGATGAACCATCTATTCGATTACCAAAAGGTCGGCGCAGACTTTCTCTGTAAGAACCCGGCCGCGTTCCTTGCCGATGAGCAGGGCCTTGGCAAAACACTTCAAGTGATAGCAGCCTGTGATGTACTCGGCTTAACAAAGGTCGTCGTGATCTGCCCGGCCATTGCCAAGATCAACTGGCGGCGTGAGTTCGAGCGATGGGGAACCGTCGAGCGCGAAGTCAAAGTCTTCAGCTATGATAAAATCACACAGTCGAAGGAGGTCCGCAATGAGATTGCCAAGTTTGAGCCAGACGTTCTTGTTCTGGATGAAGCGCATTATCTTAAGAACCGTACTGCTAAGCGCACAAAGTATCTATATGGTCAGTACTGTCGCGGTGATGGTCTTGTTAAGTTTGCTGATCGTGTTTGGCTTCTTAGCGGTACTCCCATCCCTAATAATGTCAGCGATTTCTGGACGCATCTCAAAGCGATTTGGCAGTACCCTCTGAACTTCGCCGAATACACAACATATTTCTGCAAGACATGGAGCGGCCAGTTCGGTCTTCAAATCCTTGGCAACAAGGCCGAACGCATGGAAGAGTTTAAGACCGTGCTGAAAGCAATCATGCTGCGCCGCAAGGGCGAAGTTGTGCTGAAAGATTTGCCGCCTATCTGGTGGCAGACCGCACCCGTCGAGATAGATAACTGGAGCGACAGGAAACACATCGACGACCCACGCCAAGCTGAAGCCGTCGATATGATCCTTGCGCATTCGCTTACTAATCAGGACTTGGCTGCGGAGATCGAGAGCATCGCCCCGCATATCGCGTCATTAAGACGGCTGACAGGTGTGGCCAAGGCAGCGCCCATCGCCACACAGATAGCGGGCGAATTGGCCGATGATGCTTACGATAAGATTGTCATCTTCGCCTACCACACCGACGCGATACAGACGCTTTACGATAGGCTGAAAGACTTCAACCCTGTGGTAGTCGCAGGCGGTATGCCGACAGCCGACCGTCAAGCGGCGATTGATGACTTCCAGACTGACCCGAAGGTGCGGGTATTCATCGGCCAGATCACCGCATGTTCTACGGCGATTACGCTGACAGCAGCCAATCAGGTGGCGTTTGTCGAGATGGATTGGGTTCCGGCAGTGAACGCACAGGCGGCTAAGCGTTGCCACCGTATCGGCCAGACAAAGCCCGTCATCGTGCGGACGTTCGGCCTTGTCAATTCTGTTGATGAGATTGTAGCTAAGACCTTAGCCAAGAAAGCCCAGATGATCTCTGAGGCTTTAGATTGATAGGGGCGGCTTTAACGTACCGAAGTAAGCGCCCGGGAAAGCCCAGACCTACCGCCCCTACCTAGAAAAGCCGGGGCGACTTCCAAACTCCCCGGCCTTCCATTTCACTTAAAGCAAATCGTCAAGGTCCGAGATGTCTGCGGACGGACGCTCCGTCGCAGTGAACTCGTCCGCAGCGGACAGACGGCCATCCATACGAGGACCGTCACCCACCTTTTGAAGATTGCCCAGAGAGAACGCCACGCCGTTGTTGCCGTTCACGCTGTACGCATAAGCGCGCAGCGAGGCACGGACCTTCGCACCGGGGTAGATTTCTTTAGGGTCGGTAATCGGAGCGGGCTTGCCGTTCTCGCCAGCAAACTTGCTGACAACACCGGGGGCCTGCTTCGACTTGACGTTCATAAAGATCGAGCCTTCTGGATAGCCCTTCTCTTCGCCGTCGTTGCGGAAAGGCATACGGATTTTGCCGCCTTCCATCAACGATTTAGTCTTGTCTCCCCACTTCTCCTTGGCCACGGCAGCAGCCGTTGCCTTGAGTTCGGACAAGTCAGTGCCGTCAGGGAATACAAGGCAGCAAGAATAGACTGGCTCACTTGCACCCGGAGGCGTCTGTGGTTCAAACACATGCGGATAAGAGATGATTGCTTCTGGTGTAATAACTTTTGACATCGGTGTTTCCTTATTCAACGGTGAAATCGTCTGCGGCCAACGAGGCTACAGCCGGACGGTTATCTGTATCAGCGACCATTGATGTGCCGGATGATACAGCTATGACGAGCGATGCGGGCAAGTTCTTCTTGCCCACGACGCGCTCGATCTGCGGTGGCGACTTCAACTTCTTTTCGTAGATGTCGTCGTCATCGAGACCTTCTTGTGTGGCCCAAGCCACAAACTCTTCTTCAACACGCCAGCGGCGGGTCGGTCGTTTCTCAACCAGCTTGTAGCCGGGAAGACCCCCGCCAGTTTCCAACAAAGTATTGGCGTGGCGGCGCAGAGATTTAATCCACTCTTCGATCAGCGGAACCCTTTGCAGATAGTCCGCGACTTCCTGTGGGGTTAGGTCATTGACGGTTCGTACTGTGCCGAACTCGTCTTGTGCGACTTCAAGGGCGTTGTTGCGCAGGGCCGAACAAGTCCCCGCCGCAAGGCAGAACTTGCAATGATCGCCAGAGATGCGCGGTGCGTCCGGCTTCAACGACGCATACGCTGCGTCAATAAGTTCTGTGCCGAAGTCCAGTATGTCGTCACGGCTGTAGCTGTATTCCCGCACGGGCCCGTCGGGGTGCATGGCGCGTGGCTGCACAACAACCGTTATAACCTTATTGACTGGAGCCTTCTCGCCAATCTCCAATATGCCACCGAGCGCATAATATTTAAGCTGCTCGTTGTCCGCAACTTCAACTGCGACACCTTGGCCGTGCTTATAGTCAATGACGTAAAGCGTTCCGCTCTCTTTGCCGTAGATGATGCAGTCGGCCGTGCCGAACATCGGCATGGGTGGGTCCAGCTTGTCTAGGCTGAAGCGTTTCTCATAGCGGCAGATGCTTGGTTCCGATGCGGCCACATCTCGTATGTAGTCGATGTAAACCTGCACCGCACGGGCCATGTTGTCGTCAACCTTGTGCCCGTTATGCTCTTGGCCAATGAAGGCGAAGGCATCTCCATGTCCATTGACCAAGCAGAACTCACCAAGTTCATGCGCAGCCGTACCAAGTTCAGCGTAGGGTGAACTCTCGTTAGGGAACGGAGCCTCGGCGTTGAGCGAACCGGGGCAGTTGATGCGGCGCTTTGCATTCGACGCGCCGAACTTAGCATGTGCTGTCATTTGCGGTATCTCTTCCCTTCCTTACCCTCAGCATTTATCGGGCAGCCCTCCGCCCATGCCGGAACTCGTGTCATAATGTCAATCATTTCGTCAAGCGAACCAAAATTATCTGGCACTTCGCAAATGATTTCATCGTGGACGGACAGGATGACATTGTAGCCCTTGACTTCCAACGCCATCATGGCCGTGGCCATCATGTCGCGGGCGGTTGCTTGCACCACATTCTCCGTCAATAGGCCACCCCAGATAATCTGGGACACCCACTGACGCGTCACACTATTCAGCGTATCGACTTGGGCTGTGTCGCGCATAGCCCCCCAAGGTGTCTCTCGCTGAATGATGCGCGGACTGTGGTAAGTAAGCGACCGCCCGCTAGGTAGTAGAAGCGGGACCGTCCCAACACGGCCCGCCCCCTCCACCATCTCTACAAAGTCTTGTTCAACATCGCGCCAGTATTGCGCAATCTTATTGTTCTTCTCACGGTAGACGGACACAATGCGCTTCGCTTCATCTTCGTCTACCTTAATGCCCATGCTGGCGCACTGCTCGGCGAAGCGTTTGCCGCCCATGCCGTAGCCGCAACCCAAGATCGCCATCTTACCAACCTGCCGCTGTCCGTCAGTGACGCTATCCACGTTCACGTTGTAGATGGCCGATGCCATTTCTTTGTACACGTCTCCGCCATTTTGGAACGTCTCAACGAGATCGTGCTGTCCTGCTACCCACGCCAACACGCGGGCTTCAATCGCTGAGTAGTCGGCGAACATAAGTCGGTGGCCTTCGTCGGCTACCAACATTGAGCGCAACAGGTCAGACGCCAGAACCGTTCCGGCCCCATGCTCTGACACATCCTGATCCGCTTTGAGTTTGGCGATGATCTCGTCCAACTCATCTTGTTTCTTTTGCGGACGTGGGAAGTTCTGCGGCTGCACCAGCTTGCCCGACCAGCGGCCAGTCGCCGCGCCATGATAAACAAGAAGGCCGCGCATCCGTCCGTCCGCGTTAACCGCGTGCAGCATCGCATCATACTTGGCCGTGCTGGACTTGGCTCCGTTCTGCCGGAGTTTGAGAACCTCGCGGATAACAGGGTGCATGCGGTCAAAGGATAACAGCCGACCAACGGTCTGTTTGTCAACTGACTTGGCTTGAATGCCATGCGCGTTGAGCCACGCTGTCAGTTCCATAGCGTTTGTTGCGGCTTTGACTTGCCCCTTAGTGAGGCGCTGTATCTCCGCATCAATTTCTACGCGGGCATTCTCAGCCAGTGCCTTGACGCGGTTCACAAGGTCAACGTCGAGGGCCACGCCTCGGTCGTTGATGCGTTGATCAAGTTGATAGAGACGACGCTCCGCGTCAGGCATTTCGTTCAGTACTTCCGCGACGGACAGTTCCGTTTTAACATCTTGGATACAGTACGCTACTAGCGTATCGAGTTTATCCTTCGTGTCCCACCATGTGTAGCTGCCGTCAGCGTTCACCTTACGCGGCCGTGCCATCCGGAGCATAAGGGCCGCGCCCGTCTTGTCCTTCTGTTCTTCAACGCCA